AAAATAGAATATTGTGAACAGATTATAGAGTTCTTTGATAAAGATCCTTATGAAGAGCATGAAGATACTGGTAGAAAGACTGCCAATCCGCCTATATTCTTTCAGCAGTTTGCTAAAAAGATTAATATAACAGTAGATACTTTGCATAATTGGTGCAAAAAATACCCAGAGTTTTTAGTAGCCTATAATGAATGTAAAGAGATTCAGAAGCAATACATCATAACAAATGCAATATTAGGTTTATACAATGCTCCGTTTACGATATTCACACTAAAGAACATATCAAGCATGAGAGACAAGCAAGAAGTAGAACATAGTGGCAGTATAGAGGGATTTTTAGATCAAGCGAGAAAGAAAGCGAGTGATCGTGGGAAATAAACTAGAAGAAACAGCAGAAATGTATAGGAAAGCACAGCGTAATTTAGTTGATTATAGGTATATTATGCTTGCTGTAAGTGAGGATGAAGTAGATCCCGCACCATTTCATTATGATTGGAGTCATAAACTGCTTAATTCTAAGAGGCATACAGGAATACAGGGTTTTAGAGAATCGGCCAAGGGGCAACTTGCCTTAAGAGCCTTTCCTGAATATTGTATAACTTATCCAAGTGTATCAAGAGACTATATTGTACTCATTAAAAATAACGCTACATTAGCCAGTAACAAGCTTAAAGAGATAGAGACAGAGCTTATGACTAATCCTTTAATATCTAGCAACATAGTACGAACAAGAGAGAAATCAGGTGATGTTTTGAGTGTTGACTGCAAAGATTTAGATGGTAATGTTATAAATGTTCGTATTGAGGCATATGGTAAAAGAGCTTCAATAAGAGGATTATCATATGGCGATAGGCGACCTAAAATAATTATAATGGATGATGTGCAAGATTTAGAAGATTCTAAGAGTGATACTGTGCAAGAAAAAGACTGGGAATGGTTTTTATCTGATGTTAAGTTTCTAGGGGAAAAGTCTCGTATTTTTATGATAGGTAATAATTTGGGAGAAAGATGTTTAATCGAAAGAGTATTTAAAAACAAAGAAATGCTTGATTTTGATATATTTACAGTAGCAGCAATAACAAAAGAGGGTAAAAGTGCATGGGCGGCTAAGTATAAGATTGAAGATATATTGGCAGAGAAAGAGAAGTACAGGCGTATTGGTAAGCTAGAGATATGGCAAAGGGAGAAGATGTGTATAGCTGTATCAGAAGAAACAAGGATATTCAAGGGTGAGGATAGAAGATATTTCGTTACAGCTACAGCAAAGAAGTTAAGACAGGGCTGTAATTGTTATTTTACAATAGATGGAGCTTCATCACAAGAGAGTGATGCGTGTTATAGAGCTATTGTAGTGAATTGTATTGATGAGAATAACAAATGGTTCATAGTTCATGTTGCTTATGGTAGATGGGATTCAGCAGAGTTCATAAGGATTCTGTTTGATTTAGTTAAAGAATGGAAACCTGAAGCAGTTGGAATAGAAAAAGGCTGGTTTAAACAGATTTTAGAGCCATTTATATACGATCACATGAGTAAAAAGCAAGTATATTTTGATATAGTAGGCATAGAACATGGTAAACAAGGGTCAAAACTTGAGAGAGTTAAGATGTTAGGACCTAGATTTAAAGCCCATGATATATGGTTTCCGCAAGAAGGCGATTGGTTAGCTGAAATGGAAGCAGAGTTAAATGGAGTTACAAAAACAGGGTTTAAGAGTTTGTTTGTTGATTTAATAGATGCTTTATCAATGCAAGAGCAGATAGCAGAAGCACCTTATGGAAATACAGTAGGGCAGAATTTACCGAGACAATCTGTACCTGATAATACAATGGAAACTTTAATGGGTGCAGGGCAAGGGCAAAGGATGCCACAGTCTGCGCCAATGAACACATCAATCTAGGGGGAAACATGTTTAGAGCAATGAAGAGAATGTTAAGTAATAAAAAGGGTGTTATTGGAACAGCCTCGTTAGGTACGTTTGCTACTTTGTTAGGAGCAGGAGCTATAGGAGCAGGAGCAGTAGGGGCAAGTTCTTCGGCAGCAGCTGCAGCTAAGAAGAAATCAGATAATACTAAGAGAGATACAGCTGAAAGGGAAGAAGCGGCAAGGAAAAAGCTTGCAGCAGCACCAGGTATAGCATCAGAAGCAGCAAGACAGAAGAGTTTAGCACGTAGAAGAAGCAGGACAAAAACAGTATTGACATCACCTAAAGGTGTTGAAGGTACAGGAGCAGCGATAAAGAAATCGCTATTAGGAGAAGGATAACATGGTATTAGTGCGACCTTGCATACAAGATGATTTTATGATTGTAAAGGAAATCATACAAGAGTTTTATACTGAAGCTTTAGAAGAGTTCGGTTTAAAGTATGATAATGCACAGACTAATATTGTGATAGAAACTGAATATAAGCAGGCTTTAGTGCTTGAAGTTGATAAAGTTGTTGTAGGCTTGATAAGCGGACATTTGATTAATGATGGCATGCATGCAAGCAAGATATTTCAAGAAACTATATGGTATGTAAAGAAAGAGCATAGAGGCTATGGAAAGAGGCTTATTAAAGCATTAGAAGATAGATGTAAGGAACAGGGATTAGAAGCTATTATGATGGGTTTAATGGGTAATAAGATGGGTGATAGAGTAGTATTGTATTATAATAGATTAGGATATAAGGTTTTAGAAACACTTTTTATAAAGGAGCTTTAATATGACACCAGAAGCAGCAATAGCACAATTTACACAGATAAAGTCTGAACGAGATAATTGGGAAAGTCTATGGCAAGATGCAGCATCATTTGTTTTACCTAGAAAAGCTTATGTAACAAGCAAGCGTGTTCCGGGTCAACAACAGGACTTTCATAGGATATTTGATAATACAGCAATATCCTCATTACGTACAATGTCAGCAGGATTTCATTCACATTTAACTAATCCAAGTTCAAAATGGTTTGAGATGCGTATGCAAGATAAGAAGTTAATGGACAATAAAGATGTGCGTATGTGGTTACAGGATGCAGAAGATAAGATATTTTCTACGTTAAACAACTCAAACTTTGATGCTACTATGCAAGAGTTCTATCCTGATCTTGGTTGTTTTGGTACAGCATCAATATTTATAGAAGAAGATGATGTTGAAGATGTAAGGTTTACAATGTTGCCAATACAGCAAGTGTATTTAGTACAAGATGCTTCAGGTAGAATAAATGGATTTTTCAGAGCTTTTCAGCTTACAGCACAGCAAGCATGGGATAAATGGGGTATAGCAGCAGGGATTGTTGTTATGGAAGCTATGAAAGAAGAGAAGACAAAGAGCAAGATGCTTGATTTTATGCACTGGGTAATGCCAAGAGAAAAAAGAGATCCTAGCAAAGAAGATAATCTTAGTATGCCTTATGAATCTTTTTGGATAGAAACTACAAAGAAACATGTAATAAAAGAGAGTGGCTTTAAAGAGTTTCCATTAGCAACAGGTAGATTTTATAGGCAAGCAGGTCAAGTATATGCTGATTCGCCTACATCAGAAGTTATGGCAACTACAAGAATGATTAATGCTGAGAAGAAAACACTTATAAGAGCAGCAATGAAAGTAGTTGATCCGCCACAGTCAGTGCCTAGTAGGGGTTTTATGATGCCTTTAAACTTCAATCCTTCAGGGATTAACTATAGGGATAAGAATGTTGATGCTGATTCAATACAGCCAATAGGTACAGGTGGAAATATACCGATAGGTATAGAAATGGTACAACAAGCAAAAGCAGAGATAGAAGAAGGGTATTTTGTACCTTTATTCAAGGCTTTCTCACAGATCACTAAGGTAATGACTATACCTGAAGTACAACGCAGAATAACGGAGAATATGGTGTTATTAGGACCAGTTGTAGGTAGGCTCACACAGGATGTGTTTGATATAATTATACAGAGATTGTTCTTTATGTTGTTAAGAACTGGTAAAATACCACCTCCGCCATCAACATTAGAAGATCAAGAGGTAGAAGTTATTTATATATCACAGTTAGCGAAAGCACAAAGAGCATCAGAAATATTGTCTTTGGAAAGAACATTAGCAACAATATCAGGAATAGCAGAGTTCTTCCCGAATGTGTTGGATAAGATCGATAGTGACAAAGTTGTTGATGTAGTAGCAGATATACATGGAACAGATCCATCAATTATAAGGGATGCAGAAGAGGTGTTGAAGTTAAGAGCCGATAGGGCAGAGCTTGAGCAACAGATAAAAGAGCAAGAGATAGCAGCACAATCAGCACAAACAGTAAAAACTATGAGTGAAGCTGAAAACAACATGGCAGGTGTTTAATGGGTAGAATAAAACCAATGAAAGCAAAGACCGAACTTATGGCTTCTTTAGGGCTATTGAACGCATTAGCACTTAAAAAGATATTTGATAAGCGTAATTTCAGTTATGAAGAAGAGGTAATTTTAGAGGAACATATAAATCTATGGATTAAAAAGGATTATAATACAGCTACAGAAAAGAAAACTTTGGGTATTATACTTGAGTCATTGATAGGTAATGAGGATGGAAAGTTTAATAGTATGAAAGAAACCTTTGCAAGACATCATATAGATTATAGAAAAGCGTATGGAATGATGGTGAAAAAATGATAGAAATAACAGAAAAACAGTTAAAAGAAGCTTATAGACAATGTTTTGGTACAAGTGCAGGCGATATAGTGCTGAAAGACTTGCAGAATAGGTGTTTTAAGCGTGAAAGCACATATAATGGAATGGTAAATGATAGTTTAGTAAATGAGGGTAAGAGGCAGGTGCTTCTTACTATTGAAAGCATGATGTCCTTAGAAGGACTAATACAAAAGGAGGAAAGCAATGAATAGGAGAATCTTAACCCATAATGGACAATTAAGACCCATGTTCGGAGAAAGTGTACCTGAGCTAGGCAGAAGAAGATTTTTCGCTAAAGAAGGCGAAGAAGGTGGTGAAGGTGGCGAAGGTGAAAATAAAGGTGGAACTAGCTGGAGAGATGGACTAGATGATGAGTATAGAACTCATCCTAGTTTACAGAAGTATGATAGTGTAAATGGATTAGCTAAATCACAAATAGAGCTTCAAAAGCTTATAAATGCTAAAGGTGTAATCGTGCCAGTAGAAGGCTCTAGTGATGAAGTTATTGGTAAGTTTCATAATGCAATAGGCAGACCTGAAACATCAGATAAGTATGCGTTTGATGTAGCTAAAGATCTACATGAGGGAGTTGTGTCAACACCTGAAACGCAAAAAGACTTTAAAGATATGGCTCATAAGGTAGGCTTGACATCAAAACAGGCCGCTTCATTACATTCTTGGTACTTAAAAAATATTTCTGATGGAATGACACAGCAAGATGAAGCTGATAAAATATCTATAAATGAAGCTAATGCAGCGTTAAGTGGTAAATATGGTACTCTTTTAGAAGCTAAAAAGGCTTTAGTAACTAAAATGGTAGGCTCATTTGCAGGTGAAGGTATGCAGAAAAAGATAGCTGCAGGACTTGGTGCTGATCCTGAATTTATAGAAATGATGGTTAATCTAGGTGAAAAGATGAGTGAAGATAGTCTTGGTAAAGGCTTTAAGTTTGCAGGCGATATGACTCCTGAATCTGCAAGTGCTAAGATAGATGCAATAAGGGCAGACAAAGATCATCCGTTTAATGTTGAAGGACCGTTACATAAAGCAGCAGTTGATGAAATGACATCGTTGTATCAAATAGCTGGAAGCTTGAGGACATAATGGATGATGTTGAAATAAAGTTAAAAGCGTGTGAAATCGCTATACAGAATGGTACAAAGGCAGGCATGGATAAAAACGCTTGCCTTACCATAGCTGATAAGATATATAAGTACGTTACTGGGAAAACTAACGCTGATGGAAATATTGTTTTAAAAGAACAAAAACATCCTACAAGCTTTAGCCCTGGAAATCGTAAGTAAATCGGATAATCTCGGAAGAGACCCAAATTATCTGATTTAGACCCAGTTCTCTGGATAATCTGAATCAACAGTAGATGAATAATAACAGATTAAACAGGAGGACAAAATGGGTAATGTATCAACCGCAGCTGTGCAACAGTACACTGATAATATCAGACTGTTAGTACAACAAGAAATGGGTAAACTTAGAAACACAGTATTAGTTGATAGCAACTTTACTGGAGAATTTAAGTTTTACGATCAGTTAGGTGCTGATGAGATGACTGAAAAGGTATCTCGTAATCAAGATACACCTACGGATCAGCCAGATCATAAGAGAAGAAGAGTTAGTAAGAGAGATTTCGTTCATAATAAACTGTTAGATCAAGAAGATCAGTTGAATATGATCGTTGATCCTAAAGGCAAATATTCGCAGAGTGCGGCTATGGCAGCAGCTAGAGCAGAAGATGATTTAATCATTGACGCTTTTAATGCTACAGCTTATACAGGAAAAACAGGATCTGATTCAACTTCGTTTGATGCAGATAATCAAGTAGCAGCAGGTGCAGTTGGAATGACAAAAGCTAAAATGCTTAGTGCAAAGCTTTTGTTAGACAATGCAGAAGTTGAAGCAGCAAATAGGTATGCAGTAATGGCTCCGCAACAGTTGAATGACCTATTAAATACAACTGAAGTTACAAGTGCTGATTTTAATACAGTTAGAGCGTTAGTTGATGGCGACCTTGATACTTGGTTAGGTTTCAAGATAATCAAATCAACTAGACTAGCAGTAGATGGTTCTAGCTCAAGATTGACTTATTTCTATCATAAAGCAGCAATGCAGTTGGCTATTCAGAAAGAGCCTACAGCAAGAGCAGACCAAAGACCTGATAAGAACTATGCTTGGCAGGTATTTATGTCAATGAGCATGGGATCTACAAGGTTAGAAGAAGCAAGAATAGTTCAAGTAGCTTGTGCTGAATAATCGTTACGAGTATAAAAAGTTAAAGAGGAGGATAAATATATGAGCGCAGTATTAGGAGTAAATGCTACATTAGTAGCAACTCCAACACCAGCAAATAGGCTTAGTCCAGGTGAGTTTGATGGGAGAGTTAAGACTTTCCAAGATACTTACGAAGCAAGTACGTTAGCAATAGGTTCAACAATTAAAATGGGTCCAAAACTT